GCCAATGTGATTCCCAATACCAAAAGTGTGCGGGTCATTTGATGCCAGCTTTGGTGTCTTTGTTGTCAACGATAGTCGGCTTCTTGTTGCCTCCTCCGTTGTTCTTGCGCTCAATGCCGAATGATGCCATTGCACCTGTGAGCAGTGATGCGACGAAGGTGTTGTCCATTTTCATTTGAGGGAAGATCCCCAAATAAGAAGCAGTCAGCAGGGCAGCACTCCAAGCAAGGACCAAAGCCTTGACGACATCTGCCATACAGATGCCTTCCTTTTCGTGGTTGTCTTCTGGTGTTTCTGCCATGGCGCAACAGAGCTACTCTTTAAGGGTAACTAGGCCAAGCCAATGCTTCTAATCCTCAAGCCTTTGGTCATGACTATGTGGCGCTCAAGGGCGTTTAAAGAGTTGATTGTGGCGATGTTGGAAAAGATTGTCACCCGCACTGACAACGATTTGGATGACCTTGCTGTGAAGCACCTGAAGGATTTGCTGTTGCCTGACACACGAGTTGAAAAGTGAGTGGCGTCCGGCATCATCCAAGTGACCTTGCTGGTGATGGCCATGGGCCTGGCCCTACTGCCGTTCTTTCAGTTTTTCCGTGGTACGCCCCACCAGCTGGCTGCAATTAAACAACTTGAGGAGTCAATGCCGCCGGAACTACTGGAGGAGCACGAGGCTGACTGGTTTCAGGCTTGGAAAGAAAGCGGATATGACCAGCAGATCTACATGCCTTACTTCAGGCAGCTCGACAACAAGACCGGCACTGGCTACAGGGAGTGCTTTTCAAGTGCGGCTGCCATGGTGGCGGCGTTTTACAAGAAGGTTCGTACAGATGATGAGTACAACCAGATCCGTGCCAAGTACGGAGACACCACATCAGTAGAGGCACAGCTGGCGGCGTTGCGAAGCCTTGGCCTGCAGGCTGAGTTCCGGAAGGATGGTGATGCTGACATGGTTGAGCTTGAGCTTGAGGCTGGGAGGCCAGTCTTGGTCGGTTGGTTGCATGCGGGGAACATGCTCCTCGGGGAGCCACCGATGTGTAATGGGATGGGCTGTGGCCATTGGAGCGTGATCAGTGGCTATGCAGGCAAGAACAGCAGTGATCCAGAGTGGATCATGCAAGACCCCCTCGGTTACCCAGAGATGGAAAAGGGTGGCCACTCCAATCCACACCTAGGGCGCAATGTGCGGGTCAGGCAGGCTGCGTTTTACCAGCGGTGGCAGGCAGAAGGGCCGAAGACTGGTTGGGTGATTTTGGTGAATCAGTGAAGTCTCAGTAGGATTATTTTTTGCGTCCAACGGATGGCGGTTTTGTGTGATTGGGAGATCAAGGCCAGGTGCCGGCAAAGCCAGATGGTCGTCCCATTCAATGAAGACTTGCTGAACCCAGCCAGCTTGGATCTGCGCTTGGGCGATCACTTGATGATTGAAAGCATCTACAGCTCTGAACTGGTGCGTATCAACATTGCAGACAGGACAGAAGATGACCCGTTCATGCTTCAGTCCGGCGAGTTTTGCCTGGCTGAAACACTTGAGCTGTTTAACCTGCCCGACGACATCAGCAGTCAATTTGTACTCAAATCAAGCCGTGCAAGATCTGGTCTTAATCACTTGCTTGCTGGCTGGTGCGACCCAGGTTGGCACGGATCACGGTTGACGCTGGAGCTGAAGAATGAAAGGCTGCACCATGCAATCCCCTTATTCCCTGGACTGAAGATTGGACAGATGGTGTTCCATGCAATGTCCAACACGCCAATGAAAAGCTATCGGGAAACAGGCCACTACAACAATCATCTGACCGTGATGCCCAACGTGGCGTAGCTGCGATTTGCTGGCTATAGGTGGGCAAATCCTGCAGCTGCTGGAGGTTCTGATGGGCTGGGCCGATTGGATGGTTGTTGAACAAACGCTTGAAGAGGAGTTGCAGCTTGAGAAGACAGTGCGTGAAATCAAAAGCTGTGACGACAAGCAAGCCCTGATGAACCTGTGTGTGGCCATGGCTCAGCAGAACTGGCATCACGCCAAGATGTTGCGACAGGCTGTGAATCACATCGCGTCAATGGACTCCGCCTTGATGCCTGGTGACTAGGATCTGTGTCTCATCCTTTTTTAAGGGCGAGGACAAGTGACCTGCAGCGGATCAGGTGTGAGGGGCGTAAGGCGCGCGAGCCTGTCCTAGTCCGCAATCATTTCTTGATGGTTGCACGGTGCAACCTGAGGCAGGACTCAAAGTGCCATTGGGCTTGCCAATCGTTTTTGAAGTAGCGAGTCATGCCTGCGTGGGTTACTTCCCACTGCTGGATACCGTCTTTCCAGACTTGCTTGATGGTTGGTTTAGTCATGGTTGGTTGGGGACTTACACGAAGCACACAGCGCGGCACCACCCGCAGCAGTTGTTTCCAACCTGCTTAGCTTGATGCCCCGATTATCAGAACTCTTCGTCGTCAGCCTTCTTGGGTGTGGCTGGCAGCGTGAAGTCAGACACATTTAGCTGCAGGCTGTAACCCTTGCCGCCATCTTTGCGGTCATACTCTTGCAGCTTGCCCTGGCCACAGACGGTGATCTTGTCGCCTTTGTGCATGTACTGCATGACGGTGTCAGCCCGCTTGCCCCAGACTTGGCAGTTGATCCAAGTGGTTTCATCCTTGCCGGTGCGTGTGGCGAGGCTGAAGTTGGCGACCTGTGAACTGGTGGTTTCCTTGAGTTCTGGGTCTCTGCCGATGTTGCCGTGTGCGGTGATGTTGAGCATTACTTTCCGTTGAAAAACTTGCTGAGAATGATTTTGAGAGCTTGGTTTTGGTTGTAGTTGCGTGAATCCATGAAGTGGCGCAACTTGTCGGCTAGCTGATCGTCAAGCCGCACCTGAAAGAAGTTTTTGCGCCGCTTGAGGTCAGCTTCAGCTTGTGACTGTGGCATTGATTAGGCAGTGATTTCGTTCATGGCATTTTGAAGGAAAGTGCGATGTGCGTAGGTTTGGATCTTGTCTTTGACAAGCCCCTCGGGATAGTTGAACTCTTTGCGGAACCGTTTGATTAGCTCTTGCTTGTGGTCTGCTTTGAGTTCCTTGATGACACCATGGAGCAGCTCCTTTTCGCCATCCTTCATTGGGTCATTAGGCTTGGGCTCTGCTGCTGGCGCTGCATCTGCAGGTTTTGCTGATTCAGCTTTGCGGGCAGGACGGCTGACCTTTTTCTCTTGCTGCAGCTCAAGATCAAGGTTGCCATCCGTGTCCATATCGGCGCAGAGGCCAAGGATGCTGAGGATGGCGTAGCGCCGTTGGTAGGTGCAGCTTCCGCCCCAGTCATGGAGTGGATTGCGGCCTTGCCCAATGATCATGGGCACACGGCTGATGCACTCTTCACCGCTGGTATGGACCAGCTTAGTGATGAGGAGTGGGTTGGCCCCTTCGCCTTCAGCAGGCTCAAAGGTTTGCATGATGACGAGCCCAGCCTTGCTTAGCGGTGGTGTCACGGTGGACAACACACCGCCAAGGTCTGCGTACTTGCCGTATTGAGCTTTGGAGTCTTTGGAGATTGATGGGACTTCCTTGTGGAAGGCCACCAATGCTTTAACGAGTTCAGACATCAATGGTGGTGATGGTGATGAGGGCGCCTGGTGACTCACTGGCAGTGGCATAACGGCGTTCAGCATTGATGCTGAAAACCTGTGAATCGTCGTCGTATGCAATGCCTGTCAGTGCATCGCAAACAGCTCTACAGAGCTTGTCCAGATCCCCGATGCGTGTGACGCAATGCTGTGGA